CATTGTTTGCATTCGTTATGAGATTGTGATAGCGGCTCTCACCCTTATCATTAGACGGTGAATATTGGAGACCCCTCGACCATGACAGCAAAGAAAGACCAAGGCGGGCTGACGCCCAAGCAAGCACACTTCGCTCGATGCGTGGCAGGCGGCATGACACAAGCCGATGCGTATCGGGAGGCATACGACCCAAGCGACTCAACCAAGTCAGAGACCATCCACACACTCGCAAGCAGGCTGATGGCGAAGGATGAGATCAGGTCAAGGGTGGACTCGATTATGGCGGCTAAGGATCGCGCTGTAGCGGCTTCTGCGCTCTCCGACAGAGACAAAGTGCTGAGCAAGCTACGGCTGTGGATAGACGGTAGCCCAGCTGACAGCAACCAGCTGAGGGCGGCAGAGCTATTGGGTAAGGCCAGCGGGGTGTTCACGGATCAGGTGAGCATCACTAGCACTGAGCGAGCACCGGCTGAGGTAGCGGCTGAGATCGAGAGACGGCTGGCGGCACTGGTATCGGCAGACGAGACGGGAGAGGTCAGCCCAGACGGCGAGGCAATCCACTGAGGCTCCGCCGACGACCCCCACCCCCCCTAGCGCGGCGACGTGCCGAGCATCTATATACATAGTAATCCGCTCAAATAATCACAACTTTCCCAAAAATACACTGTATAATACTTACTGTTCCTCCCTTTTTTTCTAGGAAAAGAGGGTAGGATTCCTAGGCCCAGAAAAATTTTTCTAAAAAAACAGCAATTAGTGTTGACCTCTGTCAAGAGATACAATATGTTAAAATCTGAAAATAACTCTGTACTGGGAATACACACGGTTTAGATGTATGCCCCGCTAGGAGTTTAACTAAGCCGCCTTAAGGGGCGGCAGTTAATAGGAGTTATTTCTAAGCTGGAAGTATTCCTAGTACTAGGAACGTAATTTATGCCAGTAACAGACAGGATTGATCCTAAGCTTCTAAGTAAGATTAGTAGTCTGCCTCAGCAAGAGCAGGCCCATATCCTTTCCTTGTTTGATGAATTAGAAAGCGCCGAGCAGAAAGAGGGTGCCCGTGAGCACTTCATGGACTTCGTCCACATGGCTTGGCCCGCATTCATCGGTGGTAGACACCACAGCATCATGGCGAAAGCTTTTGAGCGAGTAGCCTCCGGTGAACTGAAGAGACTCATTATTAATATGCCGCCTCGACACACAAAGTCGGAGTTTGCGTCATATCTATTACCAGCATGGTTCTTGGGTAGATACCCAGAGAAAAAGATTATTCAAACTGCACACACTGCCGAACTCTCCGTGGGATTCGGTAGAAAGGTGCGTAACCTTGTAGACAGTGATGACTACAAGAAAATCTTTCCATCCATCGCGTTGAGGGCCGACTCTAAAGCGGCAGGACGCTGGAGTACCAATAAAGGCGGAGAATACTTCGCGATTGGTGTAGGTGGTGCCGTCACTGGTAAAGGTGCTGATCTCTTAATTATTGATGATCCACACAGTGAACAAGAAGGTCAAAGCGCAGACCCCGGCGTGTTTGACAAGGTTCATGAATGGTACACCTCTGGCCCTCGACAGCGACTACAGCCCGGTGGGGCTATTGTCGTGGTAATGACTCGCTGGCATAAGCGAGATCTGACAGGACAGATACTTAAATCGTCCTTACAGCGAGCAGGGACCGATGAGTGGGAAGTGATTGAGTTTCCCGCGATCATGCCGTCAGGGGATCCTCTGTGGCCTGAGTTCTGGCCTAAACCGGAACTAGAAGCCCTGAGAGAAGAACTGCCATCACCCAAGTGGAACGCGCAGTCTCAGCAAAACCCAACTTCAGAAGAAGGCGCACTGGTCAAGAGAGACTGGTGGCGTGAATGGGAAAAGGATAGACCACCACCCTGTGAGTTTATTATTCAGTCATGGGATACGGCATTCCTTAAAACGCAACGGTCGGACTTCTCTGCGTGTACGACGTGGGGCGTGTTCTACTGGCCTGATGACACAGGTACAGAGCAACCTAACATTATATTGCTCGATGCCTACAAAGAGCGCCTAGAGTTCCCAGAGCTAAAGAAAACTGCATTTGAGATGTGGACAGACTGGCAACCTGATGCGTTTATTGTGGAGGCAAAGGCGGCGGGTACGCCCCTGATATTCGAATTACGAGCGATGGGTATTCCGGTATCTGAATACACCCCGTCGCGTGGTAACGACAAGATAGCCCGTGTAAACGCGGTAGCAGACCTTTTCGCCTCTGGCATGGTCTGGGCACCCCGTATACGGTTTGCAGAGGAAGTAATCGAAGAGTTTGCATCCTTCCCCGCAGGGGAGCACGATGACCTTGTTGACTCCTCGACTCAGGCACTCCTGAGATTTAGGCAGGGCGGTTTCCTACGTCTGGTAACAGATGAAGAAGATGAGCCTGTTAGTGTACGCAAAGCCGAGTACTACTAATGATAGAAGTCAACGGCTGGCTGATTGAGAAGTTCTTTCGCCCGATATTCCGTCGCTTTAGTAAACATGGCGGGGGCGTTTACTTTGACAAAGAGTTATTCCCAATTACGAAAACGCTTGAGTCCAAGTATTGGGTTATACGTGATGAGTTCGAAGATCTGCGGTGGCGCATCAAAGATTTTGCGCCGTTTCAGGACATAAGCCCTGATCAGATCTACATATCGAACGACGACAAGTGGAAGATGTTTTTCTTGAAAGCTGGGAAGATCCGGTTTGAAAAGAACTGTGAGCAGTTTCCTAGCACCATGAAAATACTGGATGCAGATCCTAATATCGTATCTGCGTACTTCTCAGTGATTGGTCCTAAGAAAATGCTGATGCCTCATGAAGGTCCGTGGTGTGGCATATTAAGGATTCATCTAGGAATAGATATTCCGACTGGGGGAAGTGGCTGTACGCTTGTTGTTAACGAGCAAGAGTACAGGTGGAAGGAAGGCCATTGTGTTGTCTTTGATGACACGTATGAGCACTTTGCGGTTAACGCCACAGATAAAGATCGCGTTGTTTTGTTTTTGGATTACATGCGACCGTTGCCTTGGCCATTGAACTGGCTGAACCACTTTGTGGTTTATATGGCACGCTATATGCGTTACTTTAAGGAACCCATCAAGCGACACGCTGATTGGGAGAAAACCTTTTACAAGGAACGCTGATGGCCTACCTGCAAAGCAACATACCGCACTTCAAGTGCTGGGTAAGACGAGAGTATACCCACAACCATACGGCGTATCACGGCGAGTTTCTGCACGCTATGGCGATTGCAGTGACCACCATGCCGACGCGCTGTTTAAGTTTTCAAGTTATTTTTACGGGCGCTGAAACCTACGACACCGATGAGCCTAATGTTCACGGCGGTGCAATGTGGGCCAGAATGCCGATCACTGCGTTAGTGGCAGACACACCCTTTGAAGAATGGCCTGAGCCAATGCCTGTCTGGGCGGCCCAGCCTTGGGACTGTAGTTCTCACCACCACGCGGTATACAAGCTAGATAGGGCAACACCCTGTCCGTGGATGGCTAAGATAGATGGTAAGTTTTTTCCTGCTAAGTATTACTTCACTGTGGACTATGCAGAGAACGAGATTGCTGACGACCCAGCCCAGCACAAGCAAAGCCATGTGTTAGAGTTATTAGATGCAGGCCCGTGGACGGGCAACATCGTAGCGTTACCAAACAACAGAGTGCGGGTAACACATCCTGCATGGTTCGAAACAGGCGAGGGAGCACCGGACTTCCGTCCTTCGCAACACATTCACTACAGCAAGTCAGACCTCGATTACACACTCGATGTGAATCAAGTATTCGACAATATGTATGCAGGAGACTCCGATGAAGATGAAGATGAAGAGTAAAGGTTACATGGCCGGTGGCAAGATGAAGTCAAAGGGCATGAAAAAAGGCGGCAAGCTACCAATGGTCGAGAAAGACGGCAAGATGGTTCCGTTCTTTGCGGCAGATGGCGAAGGAAAAATGGCTGGTGGCGGCAAGGTCAACAAAACCAAAGGCTACTTTAAGGGCGGAAAGGTGATGAAGCCTAAAGGCATGGCAATGGGCGGCAAGACTAAAGCTCGTGGTTGTGGCGCGGCTCGTCAACAGATGTTTACTAAGAACGGCTAATGGCTATTGATCGCGCCCTAATAGGCGAGCCTTTAGAAGAAGGCGAACAGATAGAAGTTGAGATTGTTAATCCCGAGCAGGTGGGTATTAACACGCCTGAAGGTGGGATGCTGATTGACTTCGACCCTGACATGGGTGACATGATGGGTCTGGGCCACGACGACAACCTAGCTGAGGCTATGGATGATCGTGACCTAGACGCATTGGCATCTGAGTTAGTTGGATCGTTCCGCTCTGACAAGGAAAGCAGAGCCGACTGGGAGCGTTCTTACGTTAAGGGTCTCGACCTATTGGGTCTTAAGCATGAGGACCGTACAACGCCTTGGGATGGCGCGTGTGGCGTGTTCCACCCGCTGTTAACAGAATCGGTGATTCGTTTTCAGTCTCAGTCAATCCAAGAGATATTTCCGGCAAGCGGACCTGTAAAGACTAAGGTCGTTGGCGTTATTGATGCTGACAAAGAAAAGCAAGCCGAGCGTGTTCAGGACTATCTGAATTATCTATTGACTGAAAAAATGTCAGAGTATCGCTCCGAGACGGAGAAGATGCTGTTCTCTTTGCCCTTGGCGGGTAGCGCATTCCGTAAGGTGTACTACGATCCTAGCTTGGGTCGTCCTTGCAGTATGTTTGTACCGGCTGAAGACTTCGTGGTGAGCTACGGTGCGTCTGATTTGACGACCTGTGAGCGCTCGACTCACGTCATGAAGAAGAGCAGTAACGATATTCGCAAGCTTCAAGTGTCTGGGTTCTTCCGTGATGTGGACTTGCCCAGCCCTGCTCCAGATGTAGATCCGGTTGAGCAGAAATATAACGAGCTAACTGGCGATTCGAATAGCTATGATTACGATGATCGGCACACATTGCTCGAAATGCACGTCAATCTTGACCTTGTTGGCTTCGAAGATACCGAAGGTGGCGAGGAAACAGGCATTGCACTGCCCTATGTAGTCACCATTGACCTGTCATCACGCACCATTTTGTCGATCAGGCGCAACTGGTACGAGGAAGATGCCCGCAAATTGAAGCGAGAGCACTTCGTTCACTACCAGTACATGCCCGGATTGGGGTTCTATGGCTTCGGATTGATCCACATGATCGGTGGATTGGCCAAATCTGCCACGTCATTGCTCCGACAACTGGTTGATGCGGGTACATTGTCCAACTTGCCGGGTGGTTTGAAGTCCAGAGGGCTACGAATCAAGGGTGATGACACCCCAATCATGCCCGGAGAGTTCCGAGATGTGGATGTTCCGGGTGGAACCATCCGAGATAACATCAGTTTCTTGCCCTACAAAGAGC